ATGGCGGGATTTCCAGCAACGGGCGCGCGCGCGCCTGCGCGACAGCGCAAGACCGGGCGGCTGCCACGATGGACGCTCAAGATTCAGGACAAATTTCTCGAGGCGTTGCAGACCTGCCTGAATGTGCGGCGCTCAGCCGCAATCGTGGGTCTTACGGCTCGGTCGGCCTATCAGCTCAAGCGGCGCGATGCGGACTTTGCACGGCGATGGGCCGAGGCGCTGGACGTTGGCTATAGCGATCTGGAATTGCGCCTGCTCAACCATTCGATCCATGGCGTCGAGCGAACCGAAACGGTTCATGACGCGATGGGCAAGGTCAAGCATTTCAAGGTGACGCACAGCTTTCCGCACGGCATGTCCATGCGGCTGCTGCTGGCGCATCGCAAGGAAGTGCAGGCGTATCGGGCCGCGCAGGTGCGACCGGCGGTCGATGCCGCCGCGATGGATGCCAAGGTGAAGGCGCATATGGACATGGTGCGCGCGCAATTGCGGGCGACCTATGGGGAGAGGAAGGCAGATCCATCCGCCGACCTCCCGGATGCGTCGCCATGAAGCGGACGGGCCAAGGGCGTGCGGCCAGGGGCGGCGGCCGCAGCGGGGGGCGGGTCGCGCCGGAGGGCACAGCTGGCGCCGACGATCGTGGCGAGGCAAACAGCGAGAGCCGCGCGGAGACGGGCCTCCATATCGAGATGCTCTCCGACTATGATTGCTACGCGGCTTCGGAAACGGCCGATCGCAAATCTTCTTCGTCGGCGCTCGGCAAGGATGGATTGGCGTGGCTGCGGGACCGCTGGTCGCATCGCGCCCGGCCCAATCAACTCCCTCCCGAGGGTGACTGGCCGGTGTGGCTGGTGATGGCCGGGCGTGGGTTCGGCAAGACGCGGATGGGCGCGGAATGGGTGCGCGGTATTGCGGAGGCGGATGGCTCGGCCGCGATCGCGCTGGTCGGCGCGACCTTGCATGAGGCGCGCAGCGTGATGGTCGAAGGGCCGAGCGGGCTGCTGGCGATCGCGCCGGTGGACCAACGGCCGCTGTGGCGCCCGTCGCAGCGCGAACTGATCTGGCCGAGCGGGGCGCGGGCCAGCATTTTCGGTGCGGCGGAGCCCGAGGCGTTGCGCGGCCCGCAGCATAGTCATGGCTGGGCGGACGAGATCGGCAAATGGGCCAATGGTCTGCTGGCCTGGGACAATCTGATGATGGGCATGCGGCTGGGCGTGCAGCCACGCATCGTGGCGACGACGACGCCGCGCCCGGTGCCGCTGGTGCTGCGGCTGATCGACGATCCCGCCGTGGTGAAGACGCGGGGGCGGACCTGGGACAATCGGGTCGCCTTGCCGCGCGCATTTCTGGACGAGATGCGGCGCAGCTTCGGCGGCACGCGGCTCGGGCGGCAGGAGCTGGAGGGCGATCTGCTGCTCGATGTCGAGGGTGCGCTCTGGACGCGGGCCTTGCTCGACGACTGTCGCCATGCAGGGACGTTGCCGGATTTTGTGCGCGTGGTCGTGGCGGTCGATCCGCCGGCGAGCGCGCAGGGCGATGCCTGCGGGATTGTCGCGGTCGGGCGGGATGGCGACGGCCTGGCCTATGTGGTCGAGGATGCATCGCTGCGCGGTGCGAGCCCGGAGGGTTGGGCGCGACGCGTGGCGGAGGTGGCCGAGCGTTGGCAGGCGGATCGTGTGGTGGCGGAAGCGAATAACGGCGGCGAGATGGTGCGATCCGTGCTGCAGGCGGTGTCGCTGGATGGAGAGATGGCATTGCCGGTGAGGCTCGTCCATGCCTCGCGCGGCAAGAGCGCGCGGGCCGAGCCCGTTGCGGCGCTCTATGAGGCCGGACGGGTGCGCCATGCCGGACTGTTCGCGATGCTGGAGGATCAGCTGTGCGGACTGACCATCGATGGGCGCTATGAAGGACCGGGCCGATCCCCTGATCGCGCCGATGCGCTGGTGTGGGCACTGACTGAAATCAGCCTGACCAATGGTGGCGGTGTGCGCCTGCGTCGACTATAGTCGGACAAGGTCGATGGCGAAAAGATCAAGACTAATCGGAATGGATGATTTTGCTCTTTGAAAAAAGGAGTGAAAATGGCCGCCTGGTATCAGATCGTTTATGATGAGGAGTCGGTGCCCCCGATGGACACCATATTGCAAAGACTTGCAACGGCCCCATCGCTGCCCTTCATCTGGCGACAGATGACGCGCTATTTCACGCGCCATGGCTTTGGCGCGAACAGCTATTATCTGGTGCGGACGGGCTCCAATCTCCCATCGACGATGCCGCTGCAACATGGCTTCGATCGGGACGAGATCGAGGTCTACCTTTCCATGGATTTCCAGCGGCTGGATATCGCGCCGCGCCTGGCGCTGGTGGCCGGCGTGCCCCTGCGCTGGACGGAAATCTGGCGCAAGGTGCAGTTGACGGCGGAAGAGCGCCTGTTCGTGGAAACGCTGCGCTCGGTCTCCTTCTCGGATGGCTATTCGCTGCCCTGCTATGGACCCAATGGCCGCAATGCGGTGGTGGGCATCTCCAAGATGTCGGATCGGGCGGACCTGAGCCCCGCGCATCTCGCCGTGCTGCATTTCGCGGCGCAGGCGGCGCATCTGCGGATCTGCGCGCTGTTTGCCGATGAAGTGACGCTGGACCGGCAGCTCTCCAGCCGGGAGAAGGAAATCCTCGACTGGGTGGCGCGCGGCAAGAGCAATGGCGTGATCGCCGACATCCTCGAAATCTCGCCCGGCACGGTGGATACCTATATGCGGCGGATTTACGAGAAGCTGGATGTTTCGGACCGGACCTCGGCGGCGGTGAAGGGCGTTGGGCTGGGGTTGATCGCGGCTTAGGATGGGTGTGGCCGATAAAGCTGCGGAGAGAAATGGCGGCTTCTGGTGACAGGTCGTCTTGTTGGACGGCTCAGATGGGGCGGTTTGCGAACTATGTACGCACTGACTGCCAGAAAGTCAGATTATAGTCCTCAACTGCACCGCATGGTTCATCGTTGAAATACACTTCGAACGCCAATTCCGGAAAATCAGCTCGGAGTTTAATTTCATGAATATCTTTCAACACGCGCCCTAGGTATCTGGCCTGCGCCTCGCTCAAGGGCGCTCCATAAGCATGTAGATCGGCGATATGGATGTGGTTTACCACCTGTTCGACGGCACTCTTATCTCCTTTGCACTGGCGCTCCCATTCGTCGAGATAGCTCGGCTTGTCGCAGCCAGCTCGGACGACATAGTCCTTATATCGAGCAAATTCAGGCCAGAAGACTAGGCTATATCCAATGGCAAGTTCAGGATTGCCGGTGCACCCGATCCAGCCCTCGGCATCGATGCCCTCACCATTATTCCAGAGAGGTAGTTCCGCGATGAGTGCGGTGGCTTCCTTATTGCGATCCGAGAATTTCATGCCCGAGATTATCTCGACCAGAGATATCTCTGCAAGTGGGTGTGTCGAGCTTCACCGTGAACGGCAAAAAGTTGTCGAAGCCGGGCATCATTCCCTCTCCCCTCGAGCGGAGAGGGAGGGCCCCGTCGCGGAGCGATGGGAGGGTGAGGGGGCTGGCGCTTGTTACCCCTCATCCAACTTCGCCTAACCGGCAAGCCGGTAAGGCTGCGTATCCTTCTCCCGCAAGGGGAGAAGGTTTGGCGGGCCGCAACGTCGTCGTGTGCCGGCAGTCCGCCCTTATGAATTGGCCCACCTAACCGCCAGACGCGCTGACGCCTTCGCCCTCATCATCAGGAGCAATGCCATGAAATTCTTTGGTCGCAAGGCTGGGGGGGAGACCCCGCGGCCGGCTTTGGCGCGTGCCTGGTCCGTGGCGGGTGGCGCCGGGATGGGGGACTGGCCGCACAGCTATGAGGCGCAGTTGCGCGCGGCGGTGCTGGGCAATCCGGTGGCGCAGCGGGCGTTGCGGCTGGTGAGCGAGGCGGCGGGGAGCGCGGCATTGCGGGCGGTGGCGGATCGGCCCGAGGATGCGGCGGCGGGGCTCGCACTGGTGCAGCGGCGCGGCGCGGGGCAGAGCCTGATCGAGACGCTGGCGGCGCATCTGCTGCTGCATGGCAATGGCTATGTGCAGATCGGCCATGGCGCCGACGGCCAGCCGGCGCAGCTTTATGCGCTGCGGCCGGACCGGGTGACGATCGAGCAGGACGGGCAGGGTTGGCCGCGCGCCTATCGCTACCGGGCCGGCGAGACCGTGACCAGCTATGCGAGCGAGGATGCGGCGGGGCGGACGGCGATCATCCATGTGAAGGCGCTCAATCCGGCGGACGATCTGCATGGGCTGGGCTGTCTTGGCGCAGCATCGGGCGCGGTGGCGATCCATAATGCGGCGACGGTGTGGAACAAGGCGCTGCTCGACAATGCGGCGCGGCCCTCCGGCGCGCTGGTCTATGCGGGCAAGGATGGCGGTCTGCTCTCGGCCGATCAGTTCGACCGGCTGAAGACGGAGCTGGAAGCGGCGTTTCAGGGGCCGGGCAATGCCGGGCGGCCGATGCTGCTGGAAGGCGGGCTTGCCTGGCAATCGATGAGCCTCTCGCCCGCCGACATGGATTTCGTGGAACTCAAGGCGGCGGCGGCGCGGGACATCGCGCTGGCATTCGGCGTGCCGCCGGTGCTGATCGGCCTGCCGGGCGACGGCACCTATTCCAATCATCGCGAGGCGAACAAGGCGCTGTGGCGGCAGACGGTTCTGCCCCTCGCCGACAAGATATTGGGCGGGCTGACGCAGGGGCTGGGCGCCTGGCTGCCGAGGCTCAGCCTTGCCGTCGATCTCAACCAGTTGCCCGCCCTGATCGAGGACCGGGCGATGCTGTGGGACCGGATCGCGGCGGCGGATTTTCTGAGCGGGGACGAGAAGCGGGCGATGCTGGGGATAGGAGAGACGGCATCATGAGGATGACAAATGACAGCGAGATGCTGGCGCTGCTCATCGCGCAGGCGGACGAGCAGGGCGGCGATCTCGTCATGATCCGGGCGCTGGTTGAGGAAGCGAGCGATCTGGGTGCGGCGCGGGCGCTGGCCCGGCTCAATCTGGGCGACGAGACGGCGAAGGACGATGTGCGGGAATTGCGCGCGCTGCTGACCGGGTGGCGCGACGCCAAGAAGTCCGCGCGCAATGCGGCGATCGGCTGGTTGGTGCGCGTGGCGGCGCTGCTACTGTTGCTCGGCATGGCGGTGAAGCTCGATCTTGTCGGGCTGATGCTGTGAGGACGGCGGGGGACGCTGGCGCTGATGGGCCGGTGCGCTTTGCGGGCTATGCGGCGATCTTCGACAAGCTCGATAGCGGCGGCGACATCATCCGGCCGGGCGCCTTTGCGGACAGTCTGGCGCGGCGCGGGGCGGCGGTGCCACTGCTCTGGCAGCATGGCGCGGATCAGCGGATCGGTACGATCGAGCTGGCGCGCGAGGATGCACGCGGGCTGCGGGTGATCGGGCGGATCGACGCAGGCGGCGCGGCGGGACGCAAGGCAGCGGCGATGCTGCGCGACGGCGCGGTGGATGGGCTGTCCTTTGGCTATCGCGTGGTCGCGGCGGAGGGGGAGACGCCCCGGCGGCTGAAGCGGTGGCGATTACGCAGGACGCAGCCGACCGGATTGCGGAGGCCCTGCCGGGCTTGCAGGTTGTGGCTGAGGGGCTGGCGATCCGGGTCAGCGGGCCTGATGTGGCGCGGCGCTGGCGGGAGGCCGGGATTGGCGATCACTTGCGGAGGGATTTGCGATGAGTGCCGAACTGGCCGCGCGAGCGGCCGTGCTGGCGGCTCTGTCCGACGATGTCGGGCTGGCGGGGCTGGTCAATCAGATCTGCGATGGCGATCCGGTGAAGGCGAGCGCGCCCTGGTTGCTGGTCGGCGACAGCGTCTCGACCGGATGGGGCGCGCGGGGCGTGGAGGGTGTGACATTGCGCCAGCCGATCCAGCTCGTGCTGCGCGGCGATGATCTCGGCGCGGTGACGGCGATCCTCGACCGGGTGGATGTGGTGTTGCGCGGGATGGCTGATGAGGCCGGGGACTGGCGGATCACCAGCCTGCGCTTCGAGCGTTCGCGGATCAGTCGTGGACGGGCGGAGTGGCGGGCGACGATGGACTATGGGCTGCGGCTGGTGCGGCTGGTTTAGACGCGGCTTGCCTTTCAGCTCTGACGATGCCGTCGCAAACACTCTCGTTCTCCTGCGAACGCAGGAGTCCAGGGCGGAGGAGCGCAGCATCTCCCTGGGTTCCTGCGTCCGCAGGAACACGGTGAGGGAAGGCCGGGCACTCTCCTCATTCAATCACGGCAACCCGTTTGCTTGGTGAGGATGGTTTCGAGGCGAGGGCGGGCGCTGGATCCCGGATCAGGTCCGGGATGACGATGTGAGGATATCGGTAGGGTGTTCGCGGATCAGCCGGGAGCGGGCCGAGTGGCGGGTGGTGATGGACTATGCGCTGCGGCGGGTGCCGCGGATCTAGGCGACGTGGTCTCCGAAAACCCGCTTCCCGTTCGTGTCGAGCGAAGTCGAGACACGGGTATCGCCGCGCCGACGTGTCTCGACCCTTCGACGACGCTCAGGACAGGCCACGCTCGACACGAACGGAGAGTTTGGTCCTCAAATATTTTTCCTCTCATTCTCGAAAGGACAGGCAATGGCGGTGGAAAAGGGCAGTGCGTTCTTGCTCAAGATTGGCGATGGCAGTGTGCCGGTCGGCTATGCGACGATTGCCGGGCTGCGCACGACGCAGATCTCGGTGAATGGCGAGGCGGTCAACATCACCTCCAAGGACAGCGGCGGCTGGCGGCAATTGCTACCGGGTGCGGGCGTGCGATCGGTGAGTGTTTCCGGCGCGGGCATCTTCACCGGATCGGGCGCGGAAGTGCGGCTGCGCGATCATGCGCTGGCCGGGGCGATCGACGATTATGAGCTGAGCTTCGAGAGCGGCGAGCGGCTGCGCGGGCGGTTCCTCGTGACGCGGCTCGACTATGCCGGCGATTATAATGGCGAGCGCAATTACACGCTCAGTCTGGAAAGCTCCGGCGCGGTGAGCGCGCTGTGAACGGTGCTGTGAGCCATGGGGCCAATCCTGTGCGGGGCGAGGCGAACTTTCTGGTTGGCGATGTGCAGCATGTCGTGCGGCCGAGCTTCGGGGCGCTGGTGGCGGCGGAGGCGGAGATCGGGCCGCTGCTCGCGCTGGTCGACCGGGCCGCGGAGGGGCGGCTGACGCTGGCCGAGATGGCGGCGCTGCTCTGGCATTGCCTTGTGCCGGGGGCCGAGCGACCGACGCGGGAGGCTGTGGGCCAGGCACTGCTCGATCACGGTGTGAGTGCGGCGTTGCCGGCGTTGCGGATGATCCTGCGGCAAGTCTTGAGCGGATCGACATGAGTTTTGCGGCGATGGCGCAGACGCTGGCGGGACAGGCGGGGTTGTTGCTCGGCTGGCGGCCTGATGATTTCTGGCAGGCGACGCCGGACGAGCTGGAAACGGCGCTTGGGGCGCTGGCCGGGATGACCGGTGGTGATGCTGCGCCGATCGATGCGACTTTGCTGGCGCGGTTGAGGGTGCAGCATCCTGATGGAGGGGCCGATGGATGAGGAAATCGACACGCTGGTCGTGGGCGTGCGCGCGGATGTCTCGCGCTTCCAGAAGGATGTGGCGGAGATGCGCGGCGCTCTGGAAGGGCCGCTGGTCGGCGGGGCGGACAAGGCGACACGGATGATCGAGGCCGGGCTGCTGCGTGTCGTGCGCACGGGCAAGGTCGGCTTTGAAGATTTGGGCAAGCTCGTGCTCTCGATCATGGCGCAGATCGCGGCGGCGGCGGTGCGCAGCGGGATTCAGGCGATTGTTGGTGGTGGCGGGCAACGTGGTGGCGGGCTGGGCGGCGACATGGCTGGTGGCTTGATCGGGCTGGGCAGCGGGTTGCTGGCGTCGGCGCTCGGTCTGCCGGGACGGGCGACGGGTGGGCCGGTGTCGCCGGGGCGCGGCTATCTGGTCGGCGAGCGTGGGCCGGAGGTTTTCGTGCCGACCCAGAGCGGTCAGGTGATGACGGCTGCGGGAAATGGCGGCGGGCGCGATGTGCGGATGTCGATCACGATCAACGGGACTGGGGCGGATGCACCACGAGCCTTGTCGCGCAGTGCCCGGCAGGTGGCGCGGGCGGTGCGAGGGGCGTTGGGGGAGTGAGGCTGGGGCCTTCACTCTACCCCGTTCGCCCTGAGCTTGTCGAAGGGCCGTGCTGAGCGGAGGCGAAGCATTCTCGCTCCGCTCGAAACGAGGCTTCGACTTCGCTCAGCCCGAACGGGTTAAGTGAAGGCGCGCCCGCATCTTTGCGGCCTGTCCGTCCCACGACGTCATCCCGGACTTGATCCGGGATCCAGCGCGCCGCCCTCGCCTTCGCGTCCAGCTTTCATCAACAAGAAGAAGCTGGATCCCGGATCAAGTCCGGGATGACGGAGTGAGAGAACGGGAATGTCGCTTTGTGCTGGCCCGTCTGGCGCTGTGACAAGCGGCCAGCTCCAGAGGCCCGTCGCCTTTATTTCGCGGCGCTGTTGTCGCCGCCGCCGAAATGCACGGGCACCTGGATGTTGAGTTTGCGCTTCATGGCGCAGCTGAGATCGCCGGCCTGATTGACGGCGCAGTTCATGCCGGTGACCTGATCGGCGCCGACGGCGAAGCAGGATTTGCCGATGAGATTGGCGCCATCGAGAAATTCGACCTGACGGCATTGCTGCGAAATATCGGCCGCGCCGAGACGCCAGGTGCCGGTGCGGCGGGTGTAGCCGCTGTCCCCTTGGATATCGCCGGAGAAGGTGCCGTCCGCCGAGATGCTCATCTGGATAGGCATCGTGCCGCTGCCGGGACCGACATAGGTGCCGACGATATCGCGTGCGGTGATGTTGGCGCCGTCGCTGCCGGAGCAACCGGTGAGCAGGGCCGCGATGATCAACAGGGGGCTGTAGCGCATGGCCGCAGACTAGCGGGTTTCCGGCGCAAAGCAACGTCCGTGCCATGCAGGCGCGGCGAAGCGTGAATGCTGCACGGCAGGACCGAACAAGCGGAGGATTTAATGGCTTTTTGGCTGGCGCAGGAGCGGGGCGGGCAGGAGCAGGGCGTCATCAAACGCTTTGCGCCGCCTTATTGGACGGTCAATTTTCCCCGGCCGATGATGGCTTCGGTCGTGACGGTCGGTGCGGATGCGCTGCGGGTCGACGCCGTCTTCCACGGCTCGGGCGATCTGGCCGGGCTGATCTGGGATGCGCAGGATCAATGGGATCATCCGCTGCTGGCCTATGCGACCGACCGGGATTTTTCCGGCTGCGTGCTGCGCTTTCGCTGGCGCAGCCATGGCGTCAAAGCGCTCGATGCGACCCACGGCCCGACCTTGACGATCGAGGGGCGTGACGCGGCGGGCACGGCCAGGGCCTGGTATGTGCGGCTGTGGAATTATGCGAGCGGCGGTGCCGAGGATGCGCAGGTCATCCTCGATTTCGATGCGCTGGCGGGCGGCTTTGCGCTGCCGGAAGACGCCGACCCGGTCTGGCCGCAGGATATCGACCGGATGTTCCTCTCGATCGTGCCGGAGGCCTATGATGCCGGCACGACGATCTTTCCGGCGGCCGTCGCGGCATGGGTCGAGCTGAGCGAGATGGCTTGCTCGGGCCCGCGCTCGGTCATCGTGATCGGCGATGTGATGGTGCCGGAACATGGGCTCTCCATCGCGACGGGCTATGATGATTGTTATAATCAGACACCGGAGCGCGTGCTGCGGCAGGCGCTGGCGCTGGGCTATCGCGGCGCGATCAATCATTATGTCGGGATGAGCCATTATCCCCGGCTGGGGCCGGTGGCGGGCGGGTTCGAGGCCGGGCTGGGCGGCGGCGCGATCAATGCGCCCTGCGCGCGCTGGCATCAGGATTTCGCGGCGCGCTGTCGGGCGCTGGGTTTCGGGCTGATCCTCTCTCTCTCCTATGAACTGTTCGATGCCTATTGCCCGGCGGCGTGGAAGCAGCGGGCCGGGGATGGCGCGCCGGCGCTGACCGGTTGGGTGCCGCCATCGACCCTGCTGTCCCCGGCGAACGGGGCGGCGATGGCCTATCTGCAGGCGGTGGCGCAGGCTTTTGTCGGCATTGCTGTGGCGGCGGGGCATGCAGTGCGCTTCCAGATCGGCGAGCCCTGGTGGTGGGTGATGCCGGACGGGCGGCCCTGCCTCTATGATGCGGCGGCGCGCGCGGCTTTCGGCGGCAGTCCGCCGGAGATCGGGACGGTGCGCGGAGCGCTGGATGCCGCGCAGATTGCTTTGCTCGATCAGGCCGGAGCGGTGCTGGCGGCATCGACGGCGGCGCTCGGCATGTCAGTGCGCGATGTGGCGCCGGGCGTGGAACTGCTGCTTCTTGCCTATCTGCCGACCGTGCTGGACCCGGTGGCGCCGGAACTGAAGCGCGCCAATCTGCCGCCGGGATGGGCGGCGCCGGCGTTCGATCGGTTGCAGATCGAGGATTATGACTGGGTGACGGGCGGGCAGGTCGCGCGATCCGCTGCGGCGCGGGCGGCGATCAATGCGCGGCTCGGCTATCCGCCGGAGGAACAGCACTATCTGGCGGGCTTCATCGCGGCCGAGATGAGCGGCGATGCGGTCGATCTGGGCTGGGCGCGGATCGCCGAAGCGGCGGATGCGGCGCGGGCGCGGTGGCACGCCGCGACCTTCATCTGGGCGCTGCCGCAAGTGGCGCGCGACGGTTTCACCTATTTCGATCTGGCGGGAGATGCAGACGTGCAGGCTTTTGACGATCTCTCCTTTCCGCTCGACATCGGCCGGCGTGCGCAGGTGGCGCCGCGTTTTTCGACGCGGATCATCGAAAGCGTCTCGGGCCATGAGCAGCGCAGCACCGAATGGGCGGATGCGCGGCTCAGCTTCGATGCCGGGCCGGGTGTGCGATCCGAGACGGACATCGCGGCGCTGATCGGCTTCTTTCGGGCGCGGCGGGGGGCGGCGCGGGGCTTCCGGTTTCGCGATCCGTTCGATCATGGCTCGGCGGTGTTGGGCGCGGCGGTGACGGCGATCGACCAGCGGATCGGCACGGGCGATGGCGTGACGAGCCGGTTCCGGCTGGCGAAACGCTATGGCGCGGGCGGCGATGCGCAACTGCGCTGGATCACGCGGCCGGAGGCGGGATCGATCCGCGTGGCGATCGACGGGGTAGAGCAGAGCGAGGGCTGGACGCATCTGGGGCTGGGCGAGATCGGGTTCGATGTGGCGCCGGGGGTGGGGGCGAGCGTAACGGCGGGGTTCCGTTTCGATGTGCCGGTGCGCTTTGCCGAGGATCGGCTGGAGATCGACCGCGAGACTTTTGCGGCGGGCGTGGTCCCGTCCGTGCCGCTCTTGGAGATCCGCGAATGAGCGTGGCGGCGATCCTCGGGCAGACGCTCTGCGCCTTCGCCTTTTGCTGGCGGCTGGAGCGGCGCGATGGCGTGACGATCGGCCTGACCAGTCATGACCGGCCGCTTGTGGTGCAGGGATTGCGCTATGCGCCAACGCCGGGGATCAGCCCGAGCGCGATCCTGCGCGGCGGCGATGCGCGGGCGGATGTGACCGAGGTGCGCGGGGCGTTGTCATCGGCGGCGATCAATGGCGCGGATATCGACGCCGGGCGCTGGGACGGCGCGAGCGCGATGCTGCACCTGACTGAATGGACCGCGCCGGGTGTGCTGTGGCTGGAATTGGCGCGGGGGACGCTCGGCAGTGTCGAGCAGAGCGGCACGGATTATAGCGTGGCGCTGCATGGGCTGGGGACGCGGCTGGCGCGGCCAGTGGCGCCGGCGACGAGCCCGACCTGCCGCGCGCGATTTGGCGATGGCGCCTGTACGGTGGACCTGCGGGCGCATCAGCGGATCGCGGCGGTGGTGGCGATCGAGGGGGATGCCGTAAGCTTCGGCGCTCTGGAGGCGGGGCTCTATCCTTTCGGGTCGATCCGCTGGCTGACCGGCCGGTGTGCAGGGCTCTCGCAAAGCGTCGTCGATCAGGAGGATGGGCGGCTGATCCTGGCCGAGCCGCCGCCCTTGCCGGTGCTATCCGGCGCGCTCGCGCTGCTGACGCAAGGCTGCGACAAGCGGATCGCGACCTGTGCGGGGCGGTTTGGCAATGCGGTGAATTTCCGGGGCGAACCCTATCTGCCGGGCATCGACCTGCTGACCCGTTATCCGGGAGCCTGAGCCATGGACATGGGAGACCGGATTGCGGCGCAGGCGCAGTCGCTGGTCGGCGTGCCCTTTCGTCTGCGCGGCCGATCCGAAACGACCGGACTGGATTGCGTGGGGCTGGCGCTGCTGGCGGTGATGCGGGCCGGCGGTCGCGGGATCGAGCCGCCGACTTATGGGCTGCGCGGCATGACGCAGGCGCAGGCGGAGGGCTTTTTGCTGCGGGCGGGGCTGGCGCCAGTTTCGCGGGCTGCGCCGGGCGACGTGGTGCTGGTGGAGAGCGGGCCGATGCAGCTGCATCTGATGATATCCGTCGAGAAGGGGCTGGTCCATGCCCATGCCAGTCTGGGCCGGGTGGTGCTGATGCCGCAGCCGTCACCCTGGCCGGTGCTGGGGCTGTGGCGACTGCCGGACGTGCCCGAGCCTGCAATGACCGAGGAGATTTAG